TTATTCTTCAAGTCCAAGGCTGGCAGTCCCGTTATTAGCACCTTCCTCGTCCTCCATTAGTTCCAGCCATTCTTTCTCTGAACGTTCTTTGGGCTTGTAGGAATTAGGCTTGTAGCCACCGCCGGCGACCTCATCATCAATAACAGATTGTTTGATTTCGGCAAATTCTTCTTGAAGCTCTTTAATCTGCTCTTCGACAGAAGTTTCAGAGTTGACGTCAATACGATTGAACCATTTTGCAGGGAGTTTAGAATCTGCAAACAGTGTTCTGGCGGACGCCTGTTTTGTAGAAGTTGTTAGTGTTGAAGCGACAGTCGAAACAGATGCGGTCAACTCGGAAATTTGCTTCTGTTGAGCTTTCAACAACTTAACAACAGAAGCAGGCAAACCTTCGAAATCTTCGTCCTCGTCTTCGTCCTCATCATCTTCTTCGGATTTTGCCGTTTTCTTTGTCTTTTTAACCGGTTTGATAGGTTTACCGTCCTTCAGACCATTATTCTTCTCGTACTCAGCGATAGCATCCTTTCTCGCTTTTTCTACTGCTGATGTATCTTCAAGGTCAGGAAGAATATTGTCCTTGAACAAGGCGACATAAGTGTCGATATCTTCTTCCTTTTCGATTTTGAATAGTTTCTGCACCTTAGCAGCGTACTTTTCGTTTACACCTGCGGCTTTCAAGCCCTTTTTAATTGCATCAATGATTGTCATAACGATTTTCTATTAAAATATAAGCCAATATAATTTTTCCATAAAATACTCACTTCTGAGAATTTGTTTGTTATTAAAAAAAACGTATATTTGTCTCGGTGTTCACCCGAAAGGGCTTACACCCCACCTCAGGCAGATTTGATCATATCAGGTCTGCCTGTTGTATTTTAAAGTCATTCTGTATGATCTCATCTCTATGATAAGTCTTATCTTTATTACCTCTTACAATTGTTACACTTTTTATTTTACTTCTTTTTACACGGCTGTGAATAGCTGTACTGAGTTCGTTCAATGAGATATCCGATTCTATCCACAATACCACGTTATCTGCTTGTCTTGCAGCAGAACGTAGCAGATTATCTATTGAGCTTTTTGTAGCCGTCATATTCATTTTATATTCTTGTGCCACATTTAATGTCTTATTGAATGAGTCCGCGGATTTTTTATTATCAGGGTTTGCTATCAAAGCAATCTCATACCCATATTTATTCGCTAAATAGGATGCCACTTTTAAATTTTCTTCCTTCTCATTTTTACCATGAAGTGAACTGATTCGAACATTCCCATTATTAGTAGGATAAATATCAAATGTCTCATTTTTAGGTTTTACAACATTCTCTTGTTTTTCAGTTTTTTGTCTTACATGTCCCTCCTTTTCTTCTGATGTCTCATTTTCTAAAAAGTTATCCTTATACCAGAAAGTGGATTGTAGCTCGTTTTTATTCTTGGCAACAAAATCCTTTGCCGCTTGGGGAATATCCGTAATAGTCTGACCTTGCGGAACCGTATCATTCAGCAAGAAATCAGCAAAATCTTCCGGCTCCATGGTGATAGGAGTGGCAAAGCAGATACAAAAAGGATGAAAGCCTGTAAACTTGAACGTTTTCGGATATCTGCCGACCATTGCATCACATATCCTACATGGGCCACGGTTATTGCTAGAACGATGTATTTCGATACCTAGTATAAAATCCTGTTTACTCCAACGTTCATAGTCTGCACTTCGATAAGCAATGTTCGTAGTTGTTGCAGATGTCCGGAGAGCATTTTTATATGCTGAACGATAAACCCCTTGCCCTGGGTGGTAATCTTTCATCGGTTGAGACAAAACTAATTCACCTTTCTCATTCCGGATCCTACGAAAGCGTTTTTGGGGATTTTGCAAAATTTGCCGTATATCACTACTGATTCCGTTTGCATTACGTCCGGCAACTACACCACTATCAAGATAGAATTCGAGTTGCGATTTCGTTTGTTGCGTAATATTCCAAACTCTATCAGATAACTTGAATCCGTTAGCATCTATATCGTTCTTTAGAGCTTCAAATGCAGATAAGCTATGAGCGAACATACCATCTTTTGTTACACTGGAAATAGACATTCCCTTGATGAACTGGGAAATAAAATCATCATTCTTTCTTTCTGCTCGTTCCCAACCGTCCTTTTGAAATGCAGAGATATTAGCATATAGCATTGATTCAAGATTCAGCAGTTCCCGGTCAACTGCACTCTCTATTCCCTGATTACTTATCCATACATTGTTTTTCCCCGCATCAGACCATTTACGGAGATACGGGGAAACAGAAAGTATAAACTGATTAAAGATATTGGCTATTACGGCCTGCTGTGCAGCAATTTTCTGTATATGTTGTTTGTCGTAGAAAGAAAGTCCGGGCATAGATTATAAAGTTGCTCCAATAAATGAATTATTCTGTGCAGTCTCTTTTTCGTCTTGCTTCTTACGATTCAATTCTGTTTCCACATCGTCAGTGTATGGTGAATTCTTTATAATCGTTTCCTTGCTATTGAATTGAGAAGCAGTTTCAAGGTTCTTAAGTTCTTCAGCTAGATCTTGTGGGAGAATACTACCAAACTCAACCTCAATGTAGTTATCTTTTAATTGTGATGCATATCTAGTGTGCGTAATATTAGCCATTCCAGCCTGAACTATTGCCACTGTACGTTGAACTGCCGGGCCGAATATCTCCATTTGTTCAGATGCCTTAATCTCTGCATCAATCAACATAAAACGACGTGAGGTACCACTAAGGTTGCCAAGCCCCATTAGTTTACTCATAGATAAATCAGGACTTGAAGATCCGGAATGTATTGCATCATCTAACTGGTTAAGTTCAAGTGTTACGGATTCACAGGACTGTTGCCATGCTAAGTAATCTGCATCACCGTGATATGCATTACCGGTATCCGCATCTACTTCCATAGTAAAGTTTAACTCTTTGCCTACAGTTTCTTTGCTCGGAAGATTAGCCAAACCATAAGTCTTCAGTATAGGTTCAGAAAAGTAATCATTAGTATCTGATAGGCGTGAAAGTCTCATCTCCTTCTTGTCTATCAAATTAGCGACATCTTCCCAATCCGGACAATCGACCTCAGCATATACTACCGGAATCTTGCCAAAACGATTCTTTATCTTTTTCACTTGCCAAACACCGTCCATAACACCGGAGTAGATAGTATCTTTCGTATAGACTTTCACACATTCGCAAGTACGGCCATTGACCTCTGCATTGTATTTATAGAGAAAACCGTCCATATCGTCGTCCTCGTCGAAATGAGGATAGAATTCACATTCGGTATTACTATCCTTGGGAGTAGAGAGAATCTTAACCTTCAACTGGCTTTTTCCGTCGTCCTTGGTGACTGGATAGAATACAATGGCAGCTTTGGTTTCAGACAACACTTTGCGAGCAAACTCTTTCAACACAGATTGCATCTTGAGTTTTCGCTTATAAACCTTCTTGAACTCGCTAAATCCGTCATTCGAGTCTTCTGCTGTGATAGTCATTTCACCACCAAATAAAAAAGCAACAGAAGTGCGGACAATCTTTTTGGGTAGATTAGTGATAGTTTGGGCTACATCAACAGTCTTATCTTCTAATCTCTTTGGCTTTTCGTCCCCTGTTTCAGGGTCAACTTCAACCTCTGTATCCGAATATACAGCAATCTTCTTCGGTTCACGATATCCGACAGATTCTTTACGACGAGTTCTTTCTCCATTGTATTCCTCCATATACTCACGAGGATTGCGGTTCTCGCGTGTATCAACGCATAAATCACCTACTATGCTGCCGAAGTCGTCTTTCTTTAAAATATCCTTAATGTCTGGCATATACTTTTCTCTTAAAATATACGCAGAAATAAGATTTCACCTCACACTGTAAAATCATCCTTTATTGCTAAAAAGCCAATTTCTACCTTCGCAGAAACAGAAGCCAATCAGACTTTAGGGTAGATTGTGCCTTCTCTATTCAAACCAAAATAGAAAAAACGCTTCTGAGAAAGCTTGAAAGCCCTAATGATGAATTTTAAAATATATTTTATGAAAAAATCAACAAAGGGCTTAATAATCAGCGCAGAAATAGCCACCCTGCAATTAATCTTAAAAGTGAAATATTGGATGTATCAAGAACAAGCTAACGGTAATCCAACATTGCAACTAATTTTACAGATATACGATTTAATAACTTATTCCCTCTAAATGATTATGAGAAACAACACTATCCACGCCCCACCTTGCGAGTGGTCTTTTTCAACTTCAATCCGAGTGATTCGGCAAACTCTGCAAGTATTGTCATGCCATCCGGCGCATCATCATGTGAGTTATCACCTTCACGCTTGTAATTGGTAAGCGCTTTCATAAAACGCCCGTAGTCAGAACCTTTAGTGTATTCTGATTCATCAAGGAAAGCACAATACTTCTTAATCCAGCCGGCCTTCATGATAATACGTGTCTCTTTGTGCTGTGTAGTAGGGCGAGCCTGTATTGCACAGGTTTTCTTCTCTGCTACCACCAGTTTACGAACATGAATAGCGAATATACGTCCCCCGTTGTTTGATTCTATACGCATCTGGTCACACTCCGTATCAATAACCATTTGAGCCAGACGCGGCTCTGTAACTTCTACAGGGTCTTTGGTAAATAGTACGTCCGTAATAAAGTACTTCGGTCCGAATACCTTTGCAAATGGTGCGCAAAAATCATCATCTCCCTTGTCGGCTGTATCACAAGCACCGAGTACACCATCAGGACGTTTGCCGGCGATATCAGCACTCTTGAAGCGCATAAGAGATGATTTCGGGAATAACAAACCTTTGGCTTCGAACGGCTCCTGCATATACTCGGCCATCCAGATACTTTCGTCCGTTTCAGAACGTAGTTCCCGATAATACTCTGTTGTATGTACGTCAGCACAGAAGGTTTCATCGTTCTCATCTAGTGCAGCGATACGGATGATTTCATTGTATTTGCCAGCTTCTTCCATACGTCCGAGGACATCACTAGAAGACCAGCGTGTACCGATATCAATCATACAACAACTTCCCTCAATACGGGAATCGTGTGTACCTTGTTTCCATGACCATACTTTTTCATTATTATTGTCGGATAACGCATCTTCTAGGCTCTTGTATAAGTCGTCGGTCATGGCGAGCATAGATGCACCGAAACCGATTACAGTTCCACCAACACCGCCACCGAAATAAGATACCTGGCGAGCGCCTTCCACATTCCAGCTCTTCACATTCTGTTTATCACCTTTCAGATGAATATCAGGGAATATCTCCCGGAAGCGCTTAGACTTAACTATATCACGAGTGTCGTATGAAAGTTTATTGTATAGCGTGTCAGAACAGCAGTTACGCATTACAGATTCTTCGGGGAAGTGTCCGTACATCCAGGCAATGAACAAAGAAGATATGTAGGATTTTCCGGCACGCGGCGGCATGCTAACAGCAAGTCGATAGATAATATTCTCTAGGTACGACGAATATACACGCATAAATGCTTCTGCAACCCTTTTCAGAAATAGACGTTTGACAAAGAATTTAGGGTCATAGTATAAGCAGAAAGCCCAGAAATCATTCCGAGCATTTCGCTTACGAAGAATGGTTACCGCTTTCGCCTTATGAACCAATATTTGTCTTTTAGTCTTCTTCTTTGCCATCAATAATAGCTTGTAACTGTTCATCTGTTAATGATTCCAATTCATCACCAAGGTTAACATTAGTATACACCTCTTTTTTATCACGCCATTTCTCCGGCTGCCGGTTCTTCAGCCAGAATATAGCGGCTGTCGTATCAGGTGGGTAATGCTCAATATATTCTTTTGAGTCTGTTATTCTTCCTTCGGATGTTGCAAATTTTGTTGCCTTACAGGAATAACCGATAGCACGATTATATAGCCGAGATGCAACGTTCGCATCTGCAATATTCTTTCCTTTTTTTAGGGACTCAAGAAATTCGGGATAGTCTTTTTTCCATTTGTTTAAAGTCTGTACAGAAACAGAGAAGAACTCGGCGAGTTCTTTATCTATTGCCCCCAATAAACAAAGCTTAAGAGCTTGATCGGCATACTCTTTTTGGTACTCCGATTTACGCCCTCTTTTTTTCTTCTCGTCCGGATTCTTCTTCTCTGTCATAAACTAACAATAACTAACAAATTGTGATAACTCTTGCCTTAACTTGGATAATCTTCAAATTAAAATATAAATAGGGGCTACTTTTTACAGTTCTCTGGAATTATTTTAGGAATGGCATTATTCCAATTAATATTATGGTGTAGGCGTCTATACACGCTTCCCATTGGGCGTATCTTTGTGCAAGAAGGAGCATACATAATTGTGTAGAAAGACTTAACATAAGTCCCACTATCCAAATAAATATCAGTCATTCCGCCATTTGATTGTTGAGTTGCTACTTGATTCAAAGATACATGTGGAATCTGAAAAAACAAATTTCCTCTACTTCCTAGTAAAGTGTAGGTGTTTACATCTTCATTAATTTTACCAAAAAACTTAAAAGGCATATCCGTATCACAGATAAATGAATTCATTGCCTTTCGTTTAAGCAATTCACCGCGAACTATATTATTATGTTTACCTCCGACAAAATCCCCTCTCTGAGCCAAAGCAACCGCCAAAGCACCTGTTTTATTCTTGAAATCAATTAGAGAATCAAATACTTTATCAAGATTGAGAATGTTTTTCTGCTTCATTTCACCATATTGATTATAAGTGTATGAGAATTCCGTATAATCATCATCTAACTCAATAAAATATTGGTAGCCCTTTTTCTTTTGCTATTTCAAAAGAAGCATTTCTCGCATAAATAATAACTCGACGATCATTGAAGTTATCACCCTCATCTGTTTCTGATGCTATTTCTTTTTTGTCGAATACATATATGTTTTCGTAGTTTTTGCGATAACGATCTATCTTCGGATCTTCATTATCTAATACTATGATAATATCACCTGTATAGCCACATTTCCGTAATGTTTTTATTGTATGTACATTGTCAGGACGCCCATGTGTAAGTATCAATGCAACGAAGCTATTATTTTTCATCATTGCTATAATCCTCCAAATATGAGTCTGACAATTCTTTCTTTAAACAAACATATCCTAGTTCAATAGCTTTATTAAAATCTATAATGACAAGAGCTGAATTTTCCATTAAATTTTGAATGATGTTGTTTGAATGAGCATAAAATTCAGCAATTTTTCCATAATCGAAAACAATGTGCCTTGAAGCTGCTATTTGAAGAAATTCTTTGGCTTGCTCATCCAAATCATATCCTTTTATCTGCTTCATTAGATACTGGTATCTCCCTAGATTATAAAGGTCTGAAATTGCAGGCTTACAACCGGTTGGTGTGTAAATAGGAGATACTATTTTCTTTGTATAAAGATTACTATTCTCTTCACTACCTGCATTGGACGTATCGGTAGGAAATCCAATATCGTCTACAGAAAACTCCCAATCGTTCAATATATCAGCCGAGAAGTTCTCTATCACCAAATCCAAATCAAATTCAGAAGTATCGGAAGTATGGTTATCTGCTAAAGCTAGCAGTTTTCTCTTTTCATCTTCCGTAGATAAGTCGGTACGCTTGATTACAACTAACTCTTTGCCGTCAGACTCAACAATACGCACTTTGAGTCCTAACTTTTGAGCTTCTTCATACACGCCGTTTCCAGCGATTAACACATTATCGCGGTCGGCCAACACTGACCGACCGGCTCCACACTCAACCAGGCTTTTGTGGATAAGCCGCTTGTTTTCGTCCCCGTGGATACGATAGTTCCGGGAATCAATTTTAATTTCTATTTTTTCTTCCATGACCAAGGAATTTCAACTAAAATATAGACTCCTTGGCTATTTTTCTGTATTAAGCGCCTCTACTAAAACTGTGTTTTATTTAATCTAAATAATGAATACTCTATTTAGATAATTCACTATATTATGTATCTGGTCAAAGATATATGATGGAACTGCAGCTTCTGCATCCCAATTCGATATATCAAAGTCTAAAATTTGATCACCATCAATGCAGTTATAAATAGAATCTGACTGTAGCCAATCCCCAATTCCTCGTCTTATTTCTCGATAATACGCAACTTTTATATTGTTATTACAAGGTTCAAAAATAATGTTCCTTCCAAATATAGCCGCTAATATCCAGTATTTACCTATGATTCTCACAAATTCATCAAAAGCAGACTCTATTTTAAGATTATTAAAACTAAATCCAAATGCCTTCAGTAAAGCTAGCAACTTTGTAAAGTCTGAATCAGAGGTTATATATTTCCCTGCAAATCTTTGATTTAAATTTACACTTTTGCTTCTTATTAAATTATTAGCATTAACTATACGTTCTTTTATTATTCGCAAATTACTTTTTACAGTGTTTTTTTCATCCATTGACGATACAATCAAATCTGAAAGACTGTCACAGATTTGAGGATATTTCAATAAGTCTTTATCTAGCAATGTATTAATAAGAAATTCCTTAATTTTCTCCGTTAAAGAATAATTATATGCTTTACTATTTGAAAATTTACTTATGTAACCAATGAAGTCAGTATCTTTTCCATAGACATGGGCATATATCTTCTTGATATTATCAATATCGCAGACTGTGACTATTTTATCTAAGCAAAACTTGTTATCTCCACAAGTTTTATCAAATTCCGCCAGCCCAGGAGTATATCTATCAAAATGGGCAGAGAATACATTTAAGATTCTGAAAATATGCCCTGGGTCTATTCTATCAAGGTCTTCTATGATTAATACAACTTGCTTACTAGGGTGCTGCCTTTTATATTCGCGGATTATATCACAAATCAATTGCGAAATAGTGTCAAATTCATATATTGATCCTTTTAATGAATCGAATTTGGTTATATATAATTCTGATGTTTTATCAACTGACTTAAACTGTTCTTTATATGCTGCAAATTTATCCTTTACTTTTTTGAGCTTTTTAATCACATTGCTAATATTAATGTCAATTCCATAGATGTTTATATCCGGGATAATGCTCAAAATATCCAAAAGCCTATCTTCTTGGTTATTTGTGAAAAAGTAATAGAACAAAGAAGCCGCATTCAATTCTATTTCATTGATATTTATCTCCTCACTAGAAAGTAGTTTGATTAATATATCTCTTTTTATCAATTCAAATATGTCTTTATTATCCATTACTTGATAATTTACAGGATATATAGGAATAAATAAATATTCTTTAGAATATTCATCCATAAACCTGCTGACAAAATAGCTTTTCCCATTTCCAAATTTAGCAGATAATATACATCTTGAATTTGCGTCAAGATATTGCTGAAAATCCTTGAGATAAGGTTCTATCGGAATCATTTTATCTTCTGTATTCATGCTTTTTGTTATTTTTTCTTCAAAAGTAATAATATTGCGAATTAGAACAATGAACTTCCATTAATTTTCTTTCTAATAAGTTCCTGCACTCCGTTATAAATCTCATACAGTTGCTTCAATGTCTCCGAGCCTTCCCATTCGGAAAAATTTCCGTCCTGGAAGAAATGAAATTCAAAGACACGGGCTGCTACCGGACCTAAATCAAGGCTTTCAAACGTTTCTCTTACTAAATGCAGTTTGTTTAGTATTTCAGCGTTTCTGTCCTCTGACTCATCCGGGATATCTTCAATATCTAGCCTGGAATAATCTACATTACCATCCGCAGGCAAAGGCTTATACTTGTTTCTGTATTGAGAGGTCGGAGAAGATGCGTTTAACTTAATCATCTTCAAAACAAAGAAATCAAGCTCTGTATAGCCATTTTTTTTCGTCTCAAACAACTTATCCAACAACTTGCTTTTCTTCTGAAGGAGCGAACAAATGACCTCATTCAAGACATCTGTCGCTTCATCAGGAATGCTGGCAAGCCCACAATGATACAAAGAGTAATCAAGCCAGCGTTCGTAGCGTTTAGTTATGTAATTATTTACTGCTTTACTTGCCATAAGCACAAAGATTTTATATATTTGCTGTTCCTAATAGCTATAAGCTTTGTGCTTATGAGAGTGGTTGGCGAAATTACGCCAGCCGCTTTTATTTTTGCAGTTCTTCGTACACCAAAAGCACACGTTTACATCTATGTACCTCTTTTAATTCCTTTCGATATACTTCGATATCATCCGTTAAATCTTGTACTCTGTTAACTACGGACTTGTTTAAAATGCTATCTATTAACTCAACTCTTGTAACTTTGTATTTCATATTGTTTCCTCCCAGTCATAGTTCCATAATCCTAATTTTCCTCTTACATTTTCAATTGGCTTTTCAAAGAGAACGGGATTAGTGAGTACCCAGTTAGAAACACCTTTATCCGCCCATATTGAGGGATGATTTTGCACACAGTCTACAATCTCTACACTACCGATGATGGAACCAAAAGGAAGATCATTGAAACCTATACGGCTCATAGGTGTATTGAGCACCTTTAATCTTTGGTTTGGCTGTAAGCAACCAAATTTAGCAATATCTCCCTTTGCACTTGAATGTATAAGTACACGTCCACGAAAATTTGTTTGCCAACTCCGGTTCTCAATATCTTTGATACCGTGAACGATCAATGAGGCCCACGGCTGTTTTACTGTCAATACTTTAACTCTCATTTTCTTTAGTTTTAGCAATGTTATAATTACACAAATACATCCCGATATCCATTTCGGCTACATCTGGAGGAGGAATACTTTCACCGTAAATCTTACGTAGAGCCTCTTTATTGCCTCCCCATGCTTTCCAAAGCACCATGGGCTCATACTTATCAGGCAGATATGGAAATAGCTCACAGAAGGTCTTGAAGTCCTGTTTTGCTTTTTCTCGTTCTTTTCTGGTATTTTGAACTCCCGTTACGATATCTTTAATCAAGTTCTCATTACGGGCATAGCCAGTTTCAGCCTTTTTTCGTGCAAGCTCATTTTCTCTATACTCAATTTCGCGTCGCCTGTCTTTGCAAAATTCGACAAGTGCTACCATGATCGCTTGATTATTGATCTTCGATCCCCAGACGAATTGTCCGCGGCTGCCGTTCTTTAGCTGGGAGAAGAAGATACATAACTCGGCTAAATTCAGGTACCAGTAGCTAGATAGTATCGACAGGGCTGTTTCTGCCAGCTGGGCATTAGTCAACTCAACACCGGCATATCTCAGCACAGATTTCAAATGCTCGGTAATGATCTCTACCGATGTTGAGTTGCTAAAGCTCCTGTTTACATCTGCCAAAGTGGGTATATTCTCTGCATTAGCCACATCTGACAATGAGACATTACAGTTTAGTTGTGCGATTGTACCGCTCCATTCAGCGACCAATTGAGAGGCTGTCGATCCAGCTTGTAAGGCCTGCTGTATCGGTGTTAGTTCCTTTCTGATCGCTGTCTTCTGGACAATCTGTGACGGACTTAGCACTACCTGCAGTTCTGTTTTTATTAGTTCTCCGTTCATCTTTCTTGTTTTTAAGCTCAATTTTCAACCAACTAGCAAAATGGGACATAGCATCTTTGGGAGACTTCGCTGTTTCGCCTTTATTCTGTTGCTCCATGAAAAACTGCTTCAAATACTCGTAAAAAGCTTCTAGTGTAAAGTCATTGTAGCCGGAAGAACGAGTATTCATCGTTACTGTTTCCGCCCATGATTGATTTGATTTAAGTTCAGCATAGCAATCATCTAAGGACTTATCGAAGAAGCTATCCGCCGGAAAAAGTTCTCCCACGCGTATATGTGGGGGAGAAGATTTTCTTTTATTTACTTTACTTTGTTCATTATCACCTACATTTATTGAGTTATTGACGTCATTAATCGAGTTATTGACGTCATTAATCCAAAAATCAGGGATAATTTCAACATCTTTCCTTTTTGAAGTGCAGCTTTTAAATCTATTTTGAATACCACGGGAAGATAAAATATGGAACTTTCTATACAGGGTGTTATCGAATAATTCCACTTGTAGGGCCTTCTTCACGACTTCACTTACAGCGCCCTCGGATACCCCGACTATATCAGCAATATCAAAAGGCATTTCTTTGTCCCACACGATGTAATACCCTTTATCCTTGTAGATATTACATAGCAGGCAAATTAGTATAGTGACAGAATTTGGGCCACAAGCATTTATTATCTTGCGTACTTTCCTATCAGATAAGAAATCTGTATCTAAAGGAAAATAATCCAGTCCCTGTTTTAATGGTCTTGCCATATTTAGATCTTTTTTATGCCGTCAGCTTTTGACGTATTAAGTTCATATTCTTTGTTACGAGCCCGATAATGCGTTCATGATACTCGGTGTTTTGGTTACAGACACCACGAGATTGAACAATACTTAACGTCTTCAAATTGACCTCGACTGTTTCAACATGTTTCTTGCCTATTCGGGCAGAAAGAATGAGTGAATCCTTTTCTTTATAATATTTATTTGTAAAGACGCAATGGTGCATGATTTCACCTTCTTGTTGAAACTCTTCAATACTTTTGAGCGGTACTACGACTATTTTACCATCAGACATTTTTAGGTCAAAGAACTTCGATTTTTCTTTGATATAATTCTCTGCATCCTTCTTGAGTTTAAGCAATTGTTGCATTTCTTTAGCCTTGCGTTCTTTTTCATCATCACGTTTCTTTCTCGCCACATACAAGTCATGAGCTTTTTTTAGATTCTTAGGACAAACGTAATGAGCGTTATGCAGATCTTTATGATAATGATCTAGTAGTTTCAGATAATCAAACCACATCGAAACATCTTTAATCCGATATTTATTACGAAGACAAATTTTTATAGACGGCCAATACATATCAATCTTGTAACGGTGTCCCTCGTAATAATCTATTAATTCATAACGTCTTGCCTTTAGAAGTGTTTCAGCCTTGGGAGAATGGGGAATTGTATTGGTGGCAGTAAGAAATGACATACCGCGTAATTTACAATCTATACCCATTCGAATATACTTAGGTCTAAAGACAGAGGCCGGATGATAGCGTTCGCAATAAATATCATTGCTATAGTTGTAATAATATGATCCAACAACTTTATTCCGTATCTCCAGATCTCCGTACCAACCACTGAATCCCGTATTATTGGCACGAGCTATTACTTCCCGGTTACCGTCGTCTTTTATCCAATGTTGTAGTATCTCACGAATATAATAACGAGGCTTTGTTTCTGCTCGGTAATAAGCAATCAATTCAAAACTTCGGATAATTTGGAATTCCTCACAAATTTCTGCCTTGCCAATAAACATTGTCTGTTTATTGATACGCTTCCTCGACTGTTCTATTTTCAAAGACGTATCACAATGAGGACAAACAGCACGTTTACGTTTTACAAGTTCCGGAGCGAAGCGTTGGCCGCACTCCATACAGATAATACGTGACTTGGTTGCATATCCTATATGTTTCAAACACTCATTCTTAGCCCAGTCAATCATCAAACTCTCAATATTAGGCAGCTGGCTACTCAAATTAGCAACTCTAAGCTGTAATTTTGTTCTTGGTCTCATAAGTCTTCAAATAATAAAAATTGTCCGGTAGGTATTTCCTTTTTCTTTCCTTTACGTTTATTATTAGCAATCTGCTCCGGTTTGGTCTTCTCAATAGATGGTATAAGTTCTTTTTTCTTTTCAGGTCGATTAGAAACAACTGCTTTTGTTGCAGGCTGCTTACTAACTTTGGTATCATCTTCATCATAGTAATGAACTGCCAATCCGAATACTTCATCGTCAGACATACATACAACACTACCACCGCGTTTTTTTGCTTCTCCTATGATATAGTCGTAACATTCATCAATATTCTTGTTTGGCTTTGTGTAGGAAGTGACAAAGAGGGGATCACTCTTTGCTCTCTCTTCCAAATACGATTGAATAACCTGTTTAGGTGATTGGTATTCTTTTCCCATAGTATCAATAGTTAATAGATAAAGGCATTAATAAATAAGTCAAGCTACGAACTTCTTCATCGCAGCGAGTAAGAATTGAGGCTTTCGACGGGTCACTCATAGTAATAGCAATATCCTCGGAGGAAATATTGTTTATCATTTCGATTAAAAAGCTGCTCTTAAAGCCAATTTCAATATCACAACCCGTTCGTAGAGCAACAGTTTCTTCAGCTGATTTACAGAAGTCTAAATTATGGGCTGTAATTTTAAGGGAATCAGGACAAAACTTGAGTATCACCAGAGAAGAGTTTTCATCACAGAAAACAGATACGCGTTTTAAGGCTGATACAGTATCGGTTCTTTTCAATACTGCACGGTTGGGTTGCTTTTGAGGGATAACAGCACGATAATTAGGGAACCGGCCTTCAATCATGCGGCAGATTAAACGGTATGAATCAAACTCAAATAAAATATTAGTCTGATTTACTGATATTTCTACTTCCATGCAATCTTCCGGAACAATATTAGAAAGGACTTTGGCAAATTTACTTGGCAGAATGAAGGCTGCCCGTTCCTTGCGCGTATAAGCGGAAGGATTCTCAATCATCGCAAGTCGGGTACCGTCTGTTGCAACAAATGAGATAGTATCTAAATCTATATCAAAATAGACTCCATTCAGTACTGGACGTAATTCGTCATTGGCACTGCAAAACAATACTTGCCTTATTCCATATAGCAAGTCATTTCCTGATACAAGTAATGGGGTAGCAGTATTATCTGTACTCATTGTCGGGTATTGATCTCCTTTTTCAACAGGTATAGAGAACTTTCCATTAGCATATTTGACTACCAATTCTTTTTCGTAGAGATGAATAGTTAATGGCTGCTCCGGGATTTCTTTTAATCCATCAAGTAATGTTTTGGCATTAGCCATAAAAGAACGATCAGTAAAGTCTGTTTTACCGTCAATATTGGTAGAGATACGCCCGCCTTCTTCTCCTGCTGTAACTAGGATGATACCAAATTCATCGACGACAAACAAAAAGTTGTCATAGGCCGGTATTGAATTTTTGGGCTGTATGATTCGCCCGATTGATTTAAGCTTATCTAATAAAGCTGTTTTTGAAACTGTAATTTCCATGCGTCATTGTTTTGTGGCGCATAGCGTAAAAATGAGATGAGTTTCAGTAATATGAACAATTGAAGCATATATGTGCAATAAAAGCCGGATAAAATCATTGTTTTATCCAGCTCAACACCATTTCGATTGCAAATATATATAGAGTTTTTGTTTTTGCAAACGTTTCAGGTCTTTTTTTCTTCTTTTTTTTTGCAATAAGTCCAAAACAGCACGATTTGCTTTATCACAAATACTATAATCTATATCAATGTAGATATCGGCCATTTTATAATCGTTATTCACATGACCAAGGCAGAAATCAATATCAGCTTTAGGAACTCCAGCTTTGTTGCGCGCCAAACTGGCCCAACTGTGGCGCGCCCAGTTCGTGGTGATCTTGAAATCGAGTTCTAAGTTCATGCAAATATCTTTCAGCCCATTATTGACTGCCCGCATAAAATTATTCAAGTTGCAATAGTTGGTATGAAAGTAGGAGAGGAAATAACCCTCTGTGTATTTATCAAGGAGGATGCGGAGTTCCGGTTCTATTTTTATCGAAAGCGGTATTTGCTCATGATTGTTCCGCGTTTTTGTTTTTGAACGTGTGTATTCCAGCCTTCCACGACGTTCACATGATATGCTATATAAATCATTGATATTGATTCCCATCATATAGAACATCATCATAAAGACATCACGAGCCATATTAGTACATTTCTTATCAGACTGAAAATCTCGGATTTTTAATAAGGTGTTGGTATCTATATTCTTTCGTTTTCTCCGATACTCCGGGATTTCAACTTTCTTGAATGGGTTGCCAGGAATCCTTATGATATCAAAGTCTTCGTTATTATAATAGAGTTTTGCCTTGTTATACAATGCTCTTATTCCCCTAAGATAATGGCTTACTGTGCCTGGTTCTAAAGGTGTGCCGGCAGGTCCGGAGTGATATAAGTCTTTGATCATCTTATTCAGCATGAATGAAGTGATAAGTTTTATATCTATCTTTTTTCTTTTCATGTACCAACATAGGGTATCGATAGAAGATCTGTACCATTCGGCAGTTTTTCTCTTTTCCGTTTGAATTACTATATTTTGAGTAAACTCTACAAAATCTATAAATTCGGCATCAGGAACTAATGATTTTTCTATTTCTTCTTTTAAGTCCTTACATGACATAAATTGGGTTCTTTCTTGTCCTAACTTCAAATACTCTCTCCTGATCTTTTGGATATACGCATTTATTTCGTACTCTATCATTTCACTGTTAGGTACGTTGGGTAGGATCCGGCCGGAGTCGTCCATGTTTTCTGGGCGGATATAGTAGCTGGTTGCTATATACTGGGATTCTCTATTATGATAGATTCTAATTTTTATATTTGATGTTCCATCTTGTTTTATATGTCTTCCTGTTTGGAAAACGATTGCTTTAAATGTTGCCATACTGTTTTAATGTTTTTTAAATGTTTAAAATTGCATTAAACAGCTTGAATCGGGGTAAATTGGCGGGAAACTGCTTTATTTTCCACTAAATAGGTGCAAATAGAAAAACTTGTTCAAAGATAGTTCAAAGAATTATCCCTTTTATTTGCCCCAAAATAGGGTATAATTGGGTCTATTTTGCACAAACAAAAAAAGCCGATACAAACTGTATCAGCTCAACACCATTTAATTTTTCTTGACTTGAATTTTTCGTCGGGGTAGCGGGATTCGAACCCACGACCCCCTGCTCCCAAAGCAGGTGCGCTAACCGGACTGCGCTACACCCCGAAAAACTTTTAACAGAACTTCCTTTTTCTTTGTAGTCGGGGTAGCGGGATTCGAACCCACGACCCCCTGCTCCCAAAGCAGGTGCGCTAACCGGACTGCGCTACACCCCGCTACTTTCTGAAGGATTGTTCTTTTCAAAAGCGGTGCAAAGATAGGGAGTATTTTTTAATTGACAATAGCTAAACGGATGTTTTTTACTTATTATTTTTCAATACCCTGAAATTCATTCGTTTGCATTTCAATATTTCTTTTTGGCAGAAATCAAAAGCATCATAGGACGTCGAAGCTCATCTTTCATTTCCGGAATAGTGTTCAACATCACTTCGTTCGGTTGTGGTTCTATTAATTCGAATATTTCAAATCCTGCTTGAAGAAGACTATCATACTTATTTTCTTTCAT